CGTTTCATACTATTTTAAATCTAAAGGGTCTGGAAAAATAAACTTCACTACTTAACGTAACCTTCAAGCTTAACTCATAAAATCTATTTTTATGTAATGGTTTTGTATCAAGCATTACATAAGAACCAGTAGCATCACAATCAACGTGAGAATATGTATCAAACGGAACAATTGTTGTACCAGATCCAGCATCCACTATAGTATAAATCGATCCCGATGGTAAATAATATTTGTTACTGAACCTTCTAGTATTTGAATATACTTTTGCTGGATATTTGTCTCTAACCGTGAAGTACATCTTTGATACCGCACCAACACTGTATTGAGCCTTCATGTTTCTTGGCGCAATTTCAATATCAAGAGAAGATAAAGTTTTCAAACTTCCAGTAGCAAAAGATTGATTCGACCAAACCAGTTCTAAAACCGGAGCGTGCACGGTGTGAGTTTGTCTTGAAAAGAATTTAAGATTTCCCGTATTATTAATATCAGCTTCTGCACTACCTGAAAATGTTAGTAACAATCCATAATTACTGCTTTTAGACGAACCCGATATCATGGGCTGAACAACATCAGTAACGTTTATTCTAAATTCATCGTTTCTAATATCTGTAACTGAAGCACTAACCACTGGTGTTAACTTAAAATCACCACCATCCCCGTGACCAGGGATTTCCAAAGAACCTGACCAATTAGAACCAGACGCATATGTGGTCCATGTAGCTCCATCGTCAGACTTAATAGGACTTTGTTCAAAATACCCCGATCCTTCTTCCCAAGAGCGGGAAACTGGATAAACATAAACCAATTCATTTTGATTTAATTTTGTAGCATTGGCTACCTTTAAACTTAGATGCACATCAGAGGATGTTGGGGCTCCAAAAAGATCAGTTAAAGTAAACTTAATCAAAGATCTAACCCTACCATTAACAATTTCTAACTTATCTTGTTTTTTACCAACTTCTAAGATCTCGTCGCGACCAGTATTTAGATTAGCATATCGTTCATAAATACTAGCATCTGAGCTAGCGGTTATAAATACCCTACTCATTGTGATGCTGTTCCTACGATATCCGTTTGTGGATAACGTAACTCAAAAATACAAGGATCAGCAGAAGGATAAATAATTCCATCCGTTGTATTTGAATTTAAATTATATGAATATGCAGCATAATCACTTCCATCTTGCTGTTGAAATTTGTTTATAATCTGTAACTTTGGTACAGCTTGAACTCCATCTACCTTTGCAATTTGTACTAACAAATCATCTTTTATTATGGGTTGATTTATTTGCCAATTATCAATATTAAAATATTTCCTAATTACATCGTGACACCTGACTAGTACATCAGCGGTACTAGATCCCTTATAAACAATAATAGAATAATCAACACCAATAGATACTCTAAAAGCATCCACAATGTTAATTCTATCTGTCATCATTCTATATCCCTTTAAAAATTGTTTTATATTTAACTTAACCGTACTGTTTATTGTAGCTAGTCTTCGATCAGAATTAAACCCCAGCACATACAAATTAATATTTGTATTAATCGGATTGTTTTCCACATAATCAATATCATCCTCTGGATCTACCGAATCTATACTTATTTGCTCTTCCCTGGTAAATTTAACTATAGAATTAATAGCATCGTCTTTTACCACAAATGCTTTATCTACAGATCCATATTTTGCGGGCATGGATAATACTCTTTTTTCATAATCGGAAGCAGTTACTATGCGTCTTTGAGCATTTACATATCCTATAGCGGAGTGTCTAATCTGTTCAATTGTTGGAGCACTTCCCCCACCACTAGCAGCTTCATCATTAATAACAGTTACACTAGACAACATTGCGTCAAATGTAACTTGTTCGGCCGCGGAACGAACCCTATTTTCATTTCCAGTAATAAGATTACTAATTTTGTTAATGGTCCCAGAAGCAACATTTGAACCCACCCCTGTAGCTACATTGTATGTAATAGTTAATGTGGTATCGCCCGGAGCTAATCCAAAAGAATTGCCAGTTGTAAAATTAAGAGTATCTAAAGCAACGTTTGTCATGTTCTGTAAATAATTCGTATCATAAACAGATTTATAATCTGGATTTTCATAAACATCTGACAAATCTCCAGTACCCGATCCAAAAACTAATTCAGTTTCTAATTTTCTATTTAACCTTACAATAAACCTTCTGTTCACTTTAATTGTTTTTAAATTATAAAAAGGAATAACCGCTGAAGATCCAACCGCGGTTGGATTAGATACAATATCTTGAAAAATATAATCTTGAGATAAATTATCTACTTCATACCAAGTATTTCCTTCAGCATCTACTACCGATTTAATATCTACAACATTTGTATCGGGTAATTGAATTTTTAAAAACTTAGTTGGTGAGGCCACAGAAAATTCAAAATCCTTTTCTCTTCCTGAAATTGTTTTTACAGGTTTCGATACCACATACGTTGTTGGTAAGTCCGTGGTTCCATCTAAAGAATATGGCCTTACTTCTCTACCCACAGCATCACCAAAATCACAAACATTCTGAGTAATAAAAGTTCCTGTATCATTTTGTGTTGAGGCTGCAAAAGATGTTCCTGGCGAAAATCTTGGAAGGTATTTTGTCTCTAAATTTCCTTCTGTATCAGCTGGAATCAATGCAGACATAGATACTGTGCAAAATGCTGGAGTTACTGCTCTGGGCTTATATCCAAACCCCTGAGCCAAGGAAATAACATTTTCCATTTCTTCAGCGTGTGCTAATAAATTCTCTTTAAACGAATGATCTGTATAATAAGAAAGAACGTCTCCTATATATGATGCCATATCAATGAAAATACTCCCAGGAGAAGCATCACTAAAATCTTGATATGTATCCGCAAAATAAAATTTAGTAAATTCAACTAAATTTTTCTTAAAATCCGAAAAATCTTTACTTAAATATTTTACTTGCTTTTTGTCAGTTCGTTCGTCTAGTGAAACAGTAGATATTTGGTTAATAGCCATTTATATTCCTCAAATCAAAATCTGAATTAAAACTTCATCTGATAAATTAGGTTGTTCCGTTAATCTGTAACTCATATAAATTCTTGCTGTTTGTCTTTCTTTATCCGCATCAATTGTTTCAATTTCAAACTTTTCTAATTCAATATAAGGCATCCACCTAGCAACAGCTTCTTCCACCGACTCCCTAGCTTTGTTAGGAAGCTCATCATTATTAAAATTAAAAACAGATTGATGAATGTCACATCCAAATTCTGGATTTGACATCCGTTCACCCTTCATCGTAGAAACCAAATTAATAAAATTACTTTTTATTTGTGTCAATAAATCATTAGACACCTCAAAATATCCGCCGGCTCCACGTTGAAGAGGAAGGGTAAATCCTATTGACACTTCACACTCCCATCTTCTTCATCAATTGACTATAATCTTTGTTAATAGCGTCTAGAACCTCTTCGTGGTCTTCGGTTAGTCTAGTACCCTCAAACGTCTTCGGTAGTCCTCCTTGGGGGGTTACCGCTACGTTAGATGTATTTAAAAAGACATCGTTATTCGTTCCAAGGTTTTCTTCAAACATCCGTCTCAAACTAGCTCTAGAAACTTCTGCTCCTTCATTAATTTTAGAACTTTTTTCTGTATTAGAAGTTTTTTGAGTAGACATAATATCAAAAAGTTCAGCCTTAATTTCCATGAGGATCTGTTCTTTTTGTGTAATCATCTCTTGTTTAACTATCTCTTTCACTAGCTTTTTAAAATCTTTAATTTTCATATTACCTCCACACTTACTAATAAATAGTTTGAATACTTTTATTTTTCAATTCTTACCAAATAACTTTTAATCTTATTTATATCAAATGGATTAGTCTCAACATTTGGCACAGCTATTGAAAGACCAGAAGCTTTACACGGTCCCATCGGTGACATAAAAGCTCCAGGTTTGAGTAATTCCTCCAATAGTTCTTTAAATACTCTAATTACTTCTCCAGCAAGCGCTGCACTGTCGTAATTTTCTTTATATCCCGCTGCGCTCCAATCTACTTTACTTACTGGACTTGTTGAGTTTTTTAAAAAATAAATTTGTTTTGCACTTACGACAAAATCTTCACCAGTATCAAATATTGTATCTTTGTTTGTTAAAGATATAAAATCTTGACCAGAAGACAAAATTATATTATCTTCTTTTGCATTAAAAACCAACCTATTACTATTCAATAAAGATTGATTTCCCATCAATGGTGTTTTTGTTAAACCATCCGGTTCACCAGTAATGTCTGCAGCAATTGGCAATTTTGTTGTAAATCTTTTTGAAGATCTAAAATGAACATCCGAATCTGTGGTTGCGAAATGGAAATTAATTTGTTGGTTAGATGCCAATACAAACGAAGAATCGTCTCTATTAATATCTTCTACAATTAATCCATAATCCCCAGCAAGCAATCTAGTTGTTGTTTCTGCGGACTCACGTTCACCAACTCTCATAACTATAATTGGATCATTATTGGTCGTATCAACAATTAATGGTTTTGTTGGGCCCAATATTGTTTTTGAACCATAACTGTTATTCACTTGATTATATTGATTTAATGCATATTCTAACTGTGAAGAACCAAATCGTAATGTTGCT